AGCTTTAATTCCTAATAAACCTATCTACCGTAGAAACGAGGACAACGAATATTACATTTATTTCTCAAGAGATACAGTCCGTAAAGCAAGTGAGTTATTCTTTATAAACGGAAACCAAAACAAAAGTACATTAGAACACCAAATGCCTCTTACAGGTTTAAGTGTTGTTGAATCTTGGATTGTTGAGGATAAAGAAAAAGACAAGACCAAAATGTACGATATGGATATGCCTCTTGGAACGTGGATGGTATCTATGAAAGTTCTTAATGATGACGTTTGGAATAACTACGTTAAAACAGGTAAGGTAAAAGGATTCTCTATAGAAGGATATTTTGCAGATAAAGCTGAAAGACCTAAAGACAAAACCATAAAAGATGAACTTGCTCAAATAGAGGAAGAGGAAGCAGAATATTTGTTAGGTCAAATTAAAGGCATTATCAAAAAAGATAAAAGGCTAAAGAGTGGGCAAAGAACTGAAATGGAATCTTATTCAGATTATCCTGATTCAGTAAAGAACAATGCAAAAAGAGGATTAGAACTAAACGAGAAGGTAAACAATAAATGTGCAACTCAAGTAGGAAAAGTAAGAGCGCAACAACTTGCACAGGGAAAACCTGTAAGTGTAGAAACAATCAAAAGAATGTTCAGCTACCTATCAAGAGCGGAAGTGTATTACGAGAAGGGGGAAACTACTGATTGTGGTTATATATCTTATCTTTTGTGGGGAGGAAAGAGTGCAAAGTCTTGGGCGGAATCTAAAATCAAGAGTTTAGAGAATGAGTAACATATATAATACTGCTTACAAAGTTCACGTAGAACACACCAATCAAACAGAAGTTGATGCAGTCAATATTGAAGATGGTGCAATGTTACATACTACGGATGCATTATATATGGGTCATAATAATAATAACGTAGTAGTATATCCTCAAAATGTTATAACTGTAAATGGTTGGGCAAGATATGATGATACTACCTACACCTCTTCTAATAAGTTATCGTTAGCGGATGGTGTTGAGGTTATACTGCCTAACAATGCAGGAGCAATTTACAGGAGTCATCCCTCAATAGTTTTTTATAATGGTTCAACACAAAAGGTGTTAGCTATAAACGAAAATGATGTTTATCAAATAACAGTAGTGTTTAGATGTTCAGCAGCTAATGCTAACCAAACCTATTTGAGTCTACACTTTGAAGGTGGGAATGGAACACCATACGATAGAATAAGGAGTGATGTAAACTTTCCTAAAGGAAATGACGTAGCACACGACTTCCATCAAATGTTCCAATATTATACCGATAGCGACTTTGTAACAAATGGTACAGATTGGAAAATAACCTCTAATGGAGGTACTGCTAAAATATGGGATATTATTTACTTTATTCAAAGAACACAAAACGCAGACTTTAGCTAATGAGAAAAGAAAGAACTGATAGAAACCCAAGTCCACAAAACGATAGAAGAGGTTGTTTGTGTAAAGATGGTAAGACTTATTCTCGTAAGTGTTGTGATGGAAGTTTTCAAGCACAGGGTATAGGAAATATTACAGGAACAGAGTAAAAATATAACAAATTGTAAAATAATTAATTGTATAAAAAAATACTTTTATGAAACCAAGCGTACAAAAGATAATTGCCAAGTTAGCTAAAGAGAAAGTTGAGTTAGGTTTAATGGATGACCTAATAAAAGAAAACAATAAAGCCGATAAACTTTACAAAGAAGCTATAAAATTTATTGATGAATATGAAAACACAATAAAAAAAGCAGAACAAATAAAAAAAGAAGCACAAAATCTATATGATAAACACGCTGCTGTAAAGACCAAAACATTTCAAAAATTTAAAGAATTAGGAGGGGATTTATTAAATACACTTCGTCAAGATAAAAATTATAGGGATGCAGTTTCCGCTGCAGCAGGTTTAGATTTAATTATTAGAAAATTAAAGAAGGTGTAAAAACACAACAAACACAATACTAATTTATTGTAATAAATATGAAAGCGACAGATATGTTAAACAAAGTAAAAGAAGTTCTTGGAGTGGAACTAAATGAAGAAACCCAAGAAGTAAAATTAGCACAAGCTACTTTGGAAAACGGAACTGTTATTGAAAGTGAAGATTTCGCTGCAGGAAGTGAAGTGTTCATCGTAACAGAAGATGAAAAGGTAGCACTACCTGTAGGCGAATACACTCTTGAAGATGGCGAAATGCTCAAAGTCGAAGAAGAAGGTATTATTGCATCTATAGGAGCAGCAGAAGAAGAAGCACCTGAAGAGGAAGTGGAAGCTGCAGAAGAAGAAGAAATGGGATATGCAACTAAAGAAGAACTTGCAGAGGTTAAAGAAATGATTGAAGAAATCAAAGCAATGCTTGAGCCTAAAGAAGAGATGAGTTCTGAAGAAGTTGAAGAAACCAAAGAAGAGTTAAGCGAAGAGGTAACTGAAGAAGTGAAAGAAGAAGTTGAGCTTTCTATTGAAGAGCCTGTAGCTAAAGTAACTCACAACCCTGAAAAGGAAACAAAAGTAAACTTAAATCTGTATGGTCAAAAGAGAGAAATGACTACTGCAGATAGAGTATTATCTAAAATTGCTAACATTAAAAAATAACAAATAAAAAATGGCAACAACTACATCTATTACAAGTACTTATGCAGGAGAGTTTGCAGGACAGTATATCTCCGCTGCTCTATTAAGTGCTTCAACTATTGAAAACGGAGGGATTACAGTTAAACCTAACGTTAAATTTAAAGAAGTAATCAAAAAAGTATCTACTGATGATATCGTAAAAGATGCATCTTGCGACTTTACAGCTACCTCTACGGTAACACTTACTGAAAAAATTTTACAACCAGAATTTCAGCAAGTGAATTTACAACTTTGTAAGAAAGACTTTATCTCTGATTGGGAAGCAGTACAAATGGGCTATTCAGCACATCACGACCTACCTCCTTCATTCTCTGATTTCTTAATTGCTCACGTAGCAGCTAAAGTAGCACAGAGAACAGAGCAATCAATTTGGGCAGGAAATACTGCTACATCAGGACAGTTTAATGGGTTATCTACTTTATTAGGTGCTGATGCTGATTTACCTGTAGCAAACGAAATTGCAGGTACTACTGTAACTGCTGCTAACGTAATTACTGAATTAGGTAAAATCGTAGATGCTATTCCTTCTACACTTTATGGAAGCGAGGACTTAAACATTTACGTTTCTCAAAACATTGCAAGAGCCTATGTAAGAGCATTAGGTGGATTTGGTGCATCAGGTTTAGGTGCTAATGGTACAAACGCTATGGGTACTCAATGGTGGAATAACGGTTCACTTACTTTTGATGGTGTTAAATTATTCGTAGCTAACGGTCTTGCTGATAATGATGCAATTGCAGCAGAAAAATCTAACCTTTTCTTTGGTACAGGCTTATTAGCTGACCACAACGAAGTTAAAGTATTAGATATGAGCGACCTTGATGGTTCTGACAACATTCGTGTGGTAATGAGATTTACCGCAGGTGTTCAGTATGGTATTGTTGAAGATATCGTAACTTATGGTATTGCTAACACAGCTAATAACCCATAATAAACAATAATAAATTAATAATAAAGGGGTAGGTGGTTTTATATCTGCCTACCCTTTTTTAATACAATAAAATATGGCTTGTGATTTAACTAAAGGTAGAAAAGAACCCTGCAAAGACGTAGTTGGTGGTCTAAAAGCAGTTTACTTTACTGATTTCGGAGATTACGGAACGGTAACGCAAACAGACGATGAGATTACTGATATGACAGGAACTTTTACTGCTTACAAATATGAATTGAAAGGAAATAGTAGCTTTGAGCAAACTATTACTTCTTCAAGAGAAAACGGTACGACTTTCTTTGAACAAACTCTAAACCTTACACTTAAAAAATTAAGCAAAGAGGATAACAAAGAATTAAAGCTATTAGCATACGGTAGACCTCACGTTGCAGTAGAAGATTATAACGGAAACGTATTCGTTATGGGATTAGAACACGGAGCAGAGGTAACAGGAGGTACAATTTCTACAGGAGCAGCTATGGGAGATTTAAGTGGATATACTTTAACTCTTTCTGCACAGGAATTAAAACCTGCTAACTTTGTAGACAGTCCAACTGCTGCTGACCCATTTGATGGAATGGCATCAGCTACTGTAACCGTTACAGAAGGAACTAACTCTTAAACCGAGTTTCATTTGATTTGAGAAGGGTGGCTATATGCTGCCCTTTTTTTGTTATAACAAAATTAAAGTTTTTTTATTGTATAAATATGATTGTATTATTAGAAAGTGCAAGTGAGCAAACTATCAATATTATACCACGTAGGTTTACAAGTGGAGATAGTTATAATGTAACGATAGTAAACGAAACAACGAATCAGGAAGTGTACAATGTAGATACTACTGCAATAGCGGAACATCTATATCATAATACTTATACTGCGGTGTTTCCCTTAAAAGAGGATATTAGTTACGTACTTACTATTAAGGATGGAGCAGAAGTTATATTTAAAGATAAAATGTTCTGCACCAACCAAACCGATTTAATGGCTTATACCATAAACGATAGTGATTATATATTTAATGATACAGATAACGAATTTATTACCTTATAATGGATAATTTACACATAGTTAATTTAGCATCTTACAATAGACCTAAAATAAGCGAGGATAAGAATCGTGATTGGGTAGAGTATGGAGATGACAACGACTACTATTCTTATCTAATTGACCTTTATACCAATTCAACTACTAACCATTCTATTATAAATGGTATTAGTAATATGATTTATGGAAAAGGTCTTGATGCTTTAGATAGTAGTTCAAAACCTGATGAGTACGCTGCAATGCGTTCTATATTTTCTGATAGTTGTTTACGTAAAGTAGTACTTGACCTTAAACTATTAGGAGAGGGTTCTTT